TCTGAGCGTGCTTACTACGATATCTCTAAAGGTAATACAACAACTCGTGATATTATCCTTGATATTGCGGAGAGTGCTCGTAAGGCTGGCAACTTCGATGCTGTAGTAGATGGATTCCGTTACACTAAACAGCATATGTCTGAAGGTGCTTGGAAGATCTATCGAGATATTGTAGTACCTGAAGTAGAGTTAGGTGATGTACAGAAAGTCTTTATGAATAATCGAGACGTTAAGAACATGCTTGACGGTCGTAAGATCACCTATGTTAATGAGATGCAAGCTGAAGCTATTGCTTTGTCTTTACGTGATCTCACTGATAAGTACATTGGTCGGTTGTCTGCTGAAACCTCTGCACGTGCTATGGATACTGTAGCAAGGGAAGCTACTGACTTTGCAGAAGGTTATAAGGCATTCCCTGAAACTGCTGATTATGATCGTGTTACTGAAGCTCTTGCTGATCGCATGGGTTATTTGATGACTGAGTTTGGTCTCAATAAATTCATCGCTGGTTGGGCACTAAAGAATCACGATAGGTGGCAACGTATTGTACAGAAGGCTCCTGACCCTGCTGCTGCACTTAAAGGTTATTCTAAAGAGTTGGATGATGCTCTTGCTTTGATGACGACTCGCGGTCAACAATACCGTAATATGATCGTCACTACAGCACGTGAACATCCTGAAGCTATGCAAGCTTTGATGAATGCATTCTCCCTTACTAAAGGTGATGTAGACACTTATGATAAGCTGATGAAGTACACTTCTCAACAAGTTAGCCCAATGGGTGTCTTGTTTAGTGGTGGTGATGGTATGAATGCCTTTGCTCAAGGTGCATGGAGTGTTGTCTATAATAACATTCTATCTGGTATCTCAGCTGTACGTGCTATTGGTAACAACCTCAATATGTTAGCCCTTAAGCCTATTACTGCCTATATAGGTACTGGTATGGGTTACATGATGGGTACTCACTCTAAGAAGGACTTTGCTCGTCTTGGTTATATCCATGCTAACACCTGGGAGGTTTCTCGTAAATCCCTAGGTGCTATGTGGGATACATATCAGAAGGCATGGAACAACGGTAAGTGGGGTAATGATGCTACTTGGGATCCTAGGGAACTTGTACGTGATGATCTGATGGATCCTAACCCTACGGTATGGGATACATTGGGTGAGATGGAAGCTGTATGGGAACAAAACGGTAACATTGGTAAACTATATCAATACCGTGTTGCACGTTTCCTACATGACCTTGGTAATTGGCGTTGGGCTAAGTATGGGACTAATGGTCTTGTATCTGCTGATGCTTTGGTTACGACTACTTTGGCTCATCAAACTTCACGACTGCATGGTTTTGAAGAGGTATGGGACATTGGCTTCAAAGGTGAGGATATGGCTAAGCTTCTTGAGCAGTCTACCAAACTTGCCTATGATGAGATGTTTGATGCTACAGGTATGTTGACTGATCAAGCTGCTAAGTATGCTGGTGGTGAGATTGCATTGAATCTAAATGATGCAACTGCTAACTGGGTTACGATGGGTGTGAACAAGGTCCCTGCTGCTAAACCATTGTTTATGTTCCCTAAGACTGGTATGAATGCAGCTAAGGTAATGGCTTCATATACACCGCTAGCTATGATTCCTGGTTCTTCTAGGTACTCTAAAGTATTGATGGCTGGTAATGACATTGAGAAGATTACTAAAGCATTGGAGGAGCATGGTATTAACTTTGCTACTCAACCTAATGCTATGGCTATCTACAAAGGTCTACAGGCTGAATACATGGGTCGTATTGCTTTTGGTACTGGTCTAGCAGTTAGCCTTCATGGTTATGCAATGGGTGGTAACATCCGTGGTAATGGTCCTCAGAACCCAGCTGAACGTAAGAAGCTTCGGGATAACTTTGGTTGGCAAGAGAAGACGATCAACATTGGTGGTACGTGGGTTAGCTATGCTGGTCTACCTCCCTTTGATCCAGTGCTTACAATGATTGGTGATCTTGCTTATTATCAACGTGATATCGGATCTACTGTTACTGAGGATTGGTTAGGTAAACTTGGTTATACCTTCTCTATGACCTTTGCTAATCAAACATGGTTGGCTGGTCTTGAACCTTTGGTTGCTATCATGAACCAAGAGACAGGGGCAGCTGAACGTATGCTTGCTAATCAAGTTCGTTCCTTTATTCCTCAATCTGGTACCCTTGGTGTTGCAGCTAAGGCTATTGATAACTCCCAAAAGGATATCTATAAAGACTTTGTTGGTTACATTAAGAACCGTCTTCCTGGTCTTAATATGACCCTACCTGAACAGATTGATATCTACACAGGTAAACCAGTCAACGATATCGATAACCCGATGTTACGTGCTCTTAATGCAGTATCACCTGTTCAAGTCAGTGAAGGTGCTGAACCTTGGAGGCAGTGGCTTATTGATACAGGTTGGGATGGTGTTCAGATGATTCGTAAGGACTCCTCTGGTAATCACGAGTACACTCCAGCTGAACGTGAAGTACTGTATAAGTACATCGGTGAACAACAGATCTGGAAGGAGTTCGATAAACTAAGTAAGAATAAAAAGTATAACGATCAATTAGATCGTGTACGTGCTATGCGTGTTCAAGGTGTGGACTCTGAGAAGATTGATGTAGCTCAACTTGAAGCATATTCAGTCCTTAATAAGGTCATGCTAGAAGCACAGAAGGCGGCTGAGAAGCGGCTGCAAAGTGATAATCCGGATATGTGGGAAGCCATCAACCTCAGTATTCGTAATAAGAATCTATTGAAGCAAGGTCGGGTAGATGATGCTCGGCGTGCTGCTGATCGTAGGCAACAGATCCAACAATTAACAGAAATGTACCGATAGAGGTATAACGAATTAATGGCAATTACTCAGAATACATACACAGGGAACGGGTCAACCGTTCTCTTTTCTTTTACTTTTCCATATCTTGAGACTACCGACATCAAGGTTACTCTTGACGGTACACTAACAACTGCATATACACTTGCCAACGCTACTACGATTCAATTTAATACAGCTCCAGGTAGTGGTGTTGCTATTCGTATTTATCGTGATACTGATGATGCTGATCTCAGTGCCACGTTCTATCCTGGTTCTGCTATTCGTTCACAGGATCTGAATGATAACTTCACTCAGAGCCTTTACGTAGCTCAGGAAGTCAATAACAACGCTGTCAGCATTGATGGTTCTAACCCTATGGTTGGTGACTTCGATATGGGCGGCTATAAAATCACCAATCTTGCTAGTCCAACGTCAGATAATGACGCTACTAATAAACAATACGTTGATTTACGTACAAGTAATCTAGGTATTCCAGGTTATACCCGTTGGAGATATACCGCAGTTGGTGGTGAAACCAGTCTATCTGGTACTGGTTCTATTGGTGGCACACTTACCTACAGCGTTACTAGGGAACAGGTCTTCCTCAACGGCGCTCAACTTCAGCGTGGTGTCGATTACACTGCTGATAACGGCACCACAATCACTCTGCCAGTAGCTCTCCTTGTAGGGGATGTGGTTGAAGTCCACTGCGTCAACAGCGTTGGTACGACCAACCAAGCACGTGATCAACTGTTTACCCAATCCGGCACAGGTGCAACCACTCGGACTGTTGAAAGCAAGCTGAGGGATGTTATCTCCGTTAAGGACTTTGGTGCTGTTGGAGATGGCGTAGCAGATGATACGGCTGCTATTCAGGCTGCTATCAATGCGGCTAATGGGCGAACGGTATTACTACCTGCCGGTACGTATAAGATTACATCAACACTCACCTTTACGCCAACAGCAGCCACGTTTGAAAAGCCAATTCGACTGGTTGGCGATGGGATGCTAAATAGTGTCATTGACACCCGCGTTGCAAACGGCCCGGCTATCTCTATTGCATCCACCGCAACCTACAAGTTTTCCACTGGGGGTGTGCTGAAGGACTTTTCGATCGTCACAAACGGGGCACCTGCTAATGCAGATGGCATACGCCTGTATTCTGTCTTTCACTTGGACGTGGAGAAAGTTCGCGTCAATGGCCTTTCTGGCCGAGGGCTTCACATCCGTAGCTCCGGCACTGGTGATACGGACACTACAGCCTATCTGCGAATCACTCAATGTCGCTTTACCACTAACGATTATGGTGTCTATGTAAAATCGGACTTATCCGGTGGATTGCCTCTGGCATATGCAGACATTGAGCACTGTGCGATTGATGGTAACGCTACTTGCGGCGTCGCTATGTGGTCGGTTGATCAGGTTAATATAAGGTATAACACGATTACCGCTAACGGGTCCGCAGGTTCGCTGGGTGGAGTACTCATTGCTGCCTTTGGAATTTCACCTAGGGACGTCATTATCCATGCCAATGAGATTGGTAACAACAACAAGCCCTATCAGGTCAAGATTGCCGACGGCGTCAATATGTCGTCCTTGATGAACCGCTTCGTTACAAACAACGGGGAGACGGCCACACTCGATAGCATCCTTCTTGACACAGTAGGCGGGTTCATTAGCACCCAAGACTTTCATGTAACTGGAAATACCATTCCATCTCTAAATGCCTATCGAACGTTAAACGCGAACAGCCCGATAACCATCGTTGATCCATACTGGGCTGGGCATGGAGCGACAGCTGGGCAAGTCAAATACGTCCTGTCCGCTAGCACCTTACAAACCACAATACGAGAATTAGGAACTTCTCGCGGTCAAGCCCTTGTTTACAAGTCCGAGACTGTCACGGCTAGTTCCTACACACCCGATGCCCTTGAGGCGACGATTCACCGTGTCGTCTACACGGGAGTTGGTGCAACGCTGACCATAAATGCGCCGCTTTACGCGGAGAGCGGAAGGCAGCTAATTATAAGGCTTTACAACGCGTCCGCTTCTTTAACGAATATCGTGTTTAATGCGGCCTTTTCGGTTAACAACCCTGGTGTGCCGACTATAGGTACTACAAGCACAGCGAATTTCTACTATGACCCGAACTCAGGACAATGGATTCAAGTCGGCGCTTGGGCAGTTAACCTGCCGTAACTTAACCATTTACCCTAATACCAATCAATGGCCCTTCAATCTTCTATTACCGAAACACGTCAGCATTTTGCTGGAGAACTTGTCTGTAGTTCTGCTTACTGGCGTATCGAACAAATTATTGGCAACAAGCACGCCTTGACTTTTGTCGTCAACGCATACGTTACGGACCAAGGTCCTATGATTCACAGCGAGCGGTTTTCATTTGTGCCAGAACTTGACGGTAGCAACTTTATCAAACAAGCATACCTTCACCTGAAGACCCTACCAGAGTTTGCTAACGCTACCGATTGCTAATCATGCTTACCATCCTCGGCATCAAAGTGCCTTATATCTAGTAGCAAATAATGACAAAAACACGTGACTTA